GCGGCAACATGAGAAAAGCATATCAATATTTGTTCACAGGATTAAACGATCAGATAATAAGTTTAGATATACAATATGACAACGGTGTGGCTTTGCTTATGACACCACGTCGAGGTTTGGTAGGCACAACTGATAGTGCTACTGCCAAGGAAAAAACTGACAATGTGGATGGAGACGAAGATACAAGTCCAAGTGGATTGCTCAATGCTCTCAAAGACGGATTTGATGCCCTTGCTAAGGACACAATCAGTAGTTTACTAAGTGGCGACTTCTCTGGTCTTCAGGGTGGTTTAGATAGTTTGGCTGCTACATTACAACAACAAGGATTCTCTCAGTTTCAGTTGGATCAGTTAGATCAGGCTATACAAACCGGAGCACAAAATGAACTCAATAGTTTCCTGGACAGCATTGACAGTGCTACACTCAGAAACTTAGCAACTAATTTACTAATTGATCCTGGCAATGTAACTAACGGTACACCTCCCAACTATTCTCCAGAGCAAAGTGGCTTCCAGTATTCAGAAGACTTCTTCGCCGTGGATAGTACAAATGGTATAGATGTTGGTGACCTACAGAGCTTGGGATTTGTTAGCGACATACAAAGACCAGATTCCCAAAGTCAAATGGACACATCTGAAAAAGACACAGATGTGCCTAGTGTAAATCCAGTGGAAGGTGTGACAACTGATCATAAAATTCCACAGTCAACCACTATTTTTGGACAAGTTATTAATCAGATTGCTGGTGAGGCATTTTTAAGAAAACTTAGCATGAGCATCAGGGGAGACCCCTGGTATTTGGGATACGACACCAGCCAGGGACAGAGCAACAACACACAGGCGGCGCAGAGCAGTTCAGACAGCAACGAGAGTAGCCAGCCTGAATATGCTTATTTTGGAACTGACGATAACTATTTGTTTTTAGAGATAGCGGCACCCAGACCCTGGGACTTTGACTATCGTGACGAGGACAGTTTGCTAAACTCAGGATACTGGATGAACACCAATACATCACATACGTTTACGGGCGTGTACAAAATTGTCAAAGCCACCCATAATTTTTCAGGTGGCTTATATACCACTGACGTTGAAGGTGTTAAGATTGAAAGTTTGGCAAGTTATAAGTTAGAGAAGAAATCATGAAGGGCAGTGGCGGCAATAAACTAAGCGCAACTAATCCACGCATCAAAGAACAAATGATGCAGGGCAAGCTCTTGGGTGTCTACATGGGTATTACCAGAGACACGCAGGATGCTCAACGCCGTGGCAGAATTGCTGTGTTTATTCCCAGCTTCTTTGACGCACCTGACAAGGACGATGTAGCCGCAAACTGGTTTAACTGTGAGTGGGGATCGCCTTTTTGGGGACAAACCTATCGTGGTCAGCGTGGCAAAGACGAAAAAGACTATGCTAACTCACAGAGCACCTATGGTATGTGGATGGTGCCGCCTGATCCTGGCACCTATGTGTTAGTTACATTTGCTGAAGGTAACATTAAATTTCCGGTAATACTGAGTTGCTTAATCAATAACCAGTACAACTATACTGTGCCAGGTTTTCCTGGTGGCATAAGTTATGGCGACCCTGCCATACAGGCACCAGTAGCAGAGAAAAATCTCAAAGCTAATCCCGGGGATCATAGTAAAAATCAGCCCAGGCCCATACATGCCGACATTGCTGAATATATCACAAAGCAAGGACTTATATTAGATCCCATCAGAGGCGCTGGATCTTCAGGCGCTCGCAGAGAATCCCCCAGTAAGGTTTTTGGTATTGTAACACCAGGTGACTGGGACCCTAAGCAGGAAAAAGAGGGCGGAGATAGTAGAATCAGGCTAGCAGGTCATCAGCTCATAATGGATGACAAGATAGGTAGCAAAAGCATCAGACTTCGCACCGGCGGTGGTAACCAGATACTGATGTCTGACGATGGCGGTGGTAGCATCTATATAATCAACAAACGAGGCAATGCCTGGTTTGAAATGGACGCCATGGGCAACATGAATTTCTTTGCTGAATCTGGTGTGCACCTTAGAACCAAAGGCGACTTTAACATCAGAGCAGACCAAAACCTTAACTTGGAAGCAGGTGGTGATGTAAACATCAAAGCCGCAGGCGACCAACGTGGTGACCAATATGTGGGCGGCGCAGTTCAGGAAGCCCTGGGCTCATTTGGATTGCCCACACTGGGCACAGGTGGCAGAGTAAACATCACTGGTAAGCAAAGCCTGATGCTTTACGCTGACAGAAATATGCGTGTAACTGCTGGTGGCGGTGACATTGACATCAACTCAGGTGGTGCTACTAACATACAAGCCAGTGGTGCCAACCCACTCAACGGTGCGGCCATCAACCTCACAAGTTTAGGGCCAGGCATGATTGTTGCTCATGCTACAAGTGTGATACAATTACAGAGCACTGCGCTATTACAGTTTGCGGCTCCAGCAATAAACGCAGGTGGTGGTATCATTAACTTAAACACAACACCACCAACTCCTTTAGCACCAGGCATAGCATTGCCTGCCCCCAGACTTGCTGGCAAACCCTTGCCAGATGTGGATTCAGAACCACCAGAGTTTAACCGTGACGCGGCTCGTGAAGGAGCAAGTGCCTTCCCAACTCAGGGAAAGCGAGACACTACACTGAGTTTAGACATTTACACTATTTGTACTAAGCTCATGACGCCTGAGCCCTATTCAGGACACGGACAATATGATCCCTTGGAGAAAGCGTCAGACCCAGAGTTCAACGAAAGTTTGTCAGACTTTTTACCTCCTGGTAGCTCAGGCAATAGTGACAGTGCCGCACCAGCAGATGTTGTGAAAAATGATCCTCTGACAGGCAATAGCACCGTAGACAAAGGTTTGGCATACGTTGACGAGGCAGGCAACGAACTCAAGAGCGCCGCAGACCAAGTCAAAGATGCTTACAATCAAACAGAGGGCGAGTTCCAGGCTGAAGTAGATCAGATCAAAAACGATCTCAAAGAACAGTTTCCTGAATATGAACAATATTCTGATGTATTCAACAATGTAACATCATTGTTTGACAGTGACCTGTCAGCCATACAAAGAATAGACATAGCCTTGGATATGTTAGGAGCTATTATACCTCCCATACGTTTCCCAACCAGCAACCAATTGGAAGAGGAGATTGTGGGTTTGGATAGCAAACTGACTGAGTTAGAAGCACAGCTCTCTCAGTATGGCATTGATGCTGACGCTCTCATGGCCGACCTACTCACAGGCAACATACAAGGTCTCAAAGATCAGGCCTTGGGCATCATGGGCGAAGCTTTATCAGAGAACCCACCCCTACCCATAAACAAAATACAAGAAAAATTTGCTGAAAACGGTCTGGACATACAAGGACTTGATCCTACAGACCCCATGTTCCCCAGTGTTGCTATCACTGACAAGGACGGCAATACGTTTGTAGACTTTAGTAACGGACTATCAGATCCTGCCGCTACACTGCTGGGCGCGGCCAAACTCAACACACAGTTTTCTGAATTACAAAATGAATTAGGCAACTTACCCTTGGGCGATACACAAAAAAATGGACTCACAAGTTTTGTGGATGGCATAGGTGGACCTGAAAAGTTCTTGAACAGCAACGTAGGCCAAGAAATGAAACGTGCTAGTGATGCGTTTGGTTTAGGCACACCCGAAGGCACAGCCGCTGGTAATGCTATCATGGCCAATGTGCCCAGACTGATGTCAGGTTGGGTGCTTGCCAGTGAGAAGCCAGGTGGTCCCATGGTGTATAACGAAAATCTTTATCAGCGCCGCCAGGCTGAAATTGCTTTGCTCACTGCCACTGATGACATGAACCTCAGAGCAGTGTTTGATGACGTCAAGCGTGGTAGTTTGTCATACGGTGATATCAACTCATTGTTTAGAGCTCAGAAAGAACTGTATTTTGCTAGCAAGCAATCTTCAGGCAAAGACTCTGAGTTTGGTAAAAACGTAAAACTACTAAACGATCAAATTACTGATATCTGATTTATAATATCACAAACTTTTGGACACTGTAAAATCTCAGTATGACTAAGATTTATAAATTCATTTTCTGATTTGGTAAATCCTGAGGGCACAGCAACCTGAGACTCAACTGTGACAGTACCATCGTTGTCACGTTTGCCCCATGCGGCTACTTCGTTACCACCGCCCACTGTAATAATATTGGTGTGTGGACGTAAAAAAGTCTTTTCGTGTAGATACTCTAAAAAGTCACTGCCTGGATTCATGTGGTTGAATAGTTTGTTGTTTCTGAACACAAACTTTAGCCATCTAGCAAATGGTGATCCCTGCCAGGGTGCGCTAATGGTAATCAGATGATCTACGTCAATCATGCCACTGCTGGCAATCCAACCTCCCAGGACACCTCCCAAACTATGTCCCACATAAGTTACTGATTCGCCTGAGAAATGTGAGTCAATTTGTTCGCAGATATTGTCTATGATATCATATGGGTCCTGACTATCTATGTTATAGTCAGTTTTCAAGACATTTAGCTCATGGGGCAGTTGCTGGCTGACATAATTCCAACCAGCGGATGACCCTCCTGCCCCGTGAACTAATACCAGATTAGGCACTGGCGACCATTTCTTCCATTTCGACAAGTTCAGCAACAACTTCTGAAGCATTGTAGCGGAAGTTACCAGTCAAGTTAATGGTATCAAACAGGCAATACTTCTTATTGACCTTGTCATAGATACCAAAACTCAGGTACTTTCCGCGACTGTCGAAGCAACGCACAAAACGGTCACCGTTTCGCTTGTTGAACGCTTCAGCCTTTGCCCATACCTGGTCGAAAGACTTTACAATCTTACGCATAATACATCTCCTATGCGTGGTTAATCGTACACGATAAGTGATTATCGCAACCCAAGTGTCATTGTAGCATACCCATATTTAGTTTGTCAAGTAATTAAAACTATACATAATAAATCAGATAAATATCGGTCATGGTAGCAAAGTTTAGAGGATTTAATACAATTGATCGTATCAGAGCTCCTTACACACTGGAAGGGGCTGATCTGGTAAAACGCGACCTATTGAATACGTTCTATACCAAAAAGGGTGAGCGTGTTATGCGACCAGAGTATGGTAGCATTATCTGGGACTTGTTAATGAATCCCGACGATACTGCTACAGAGAAGGAAATCCGTGAGGATGTGATCAGAATCATAGACGCTGATCCCAGAGTTGAACATTTGTATACAACTATCATCTACATGGATCACACAATCAGAATAGAGATAAATTTAAAGTATTTGATTCTCAATAGTGAGGATATACTTTACTTGGAATACGTTAGAGAGATCGAGGGAGAATAATGTCAAGTGTAACCAGACAACAAAATTTGTTTGCGGCTGAATCATGGAAGGTAGCATACAAAGCATACACCAATATTAGTTACCAGGCGTATGATTATGATACCATTCGCGCCGCACTGGTTGAGTATGTCAGAACAAACTTCCCTGAGAACTACAATGATTATATTGAAAGTTCAGAGTTTATAGCAATCATTGAATTGCTTGCGTACCTGAGCCAATCACTTGCGTTTAGAATGGACATCAACACCAGGGAGAACTTCCTGGAAACAGCAGAGCGCCGTGACTCAGTATTCAAACTTGCTCGTATGCTGGGCTACACTCCCAACAGAAACTATTGTGCTAGTGGCCTTGTAAAGGTAGTGAGTGTTAAGACCAACGAACCTCTCACAGACTCACAAGGCACTGACCTCAATAACCTGGAAGTGTTCTGGGACGACGCAAATAACACTCAGAGCTATGAGCAGTTTATTAGTATTCTAAACAGTGCTATGAGTAATGTAAACAGATTTACATCACCCACTAAGACTGGCAGAGTGGGTGACGTTTTAACTGAGCTCTATCAATTAAACACTCCACTTAGCGCGCCAGTAGCATATCAATACAGTGCTACTATTGCGGGTGACACAAAGCCATTTAATATCGTGAATCCAGACTTCACTGACAACGGCAGTATTTTTGAACGTCATCCTGACCCAGCAAGTTTGTTTAACTTGCTTTACAGAAATGATGGCAATGGACTTGCTAGTAAAGACACTGGCTTCTTTCTGGCATTCCACCAGGGCAACATGACTTATAAAGATTTTAATTATACTACTCCTGTAGCAAGTCGTACTCAGGATGTACAGGTAGTTAATATCAACGAAACTGATACCTATCTACAGGAAATTACTGGCTCTGGATTGGTAAAAGCCAAGTGGGTCAGAATACCCAACGTAGTAGGACAAACACTTAACTATAACAGCATTAGTAAGGATACAAAAAATCTCTATAGTATTGATAACTTAGACAACTCAGGCATACAACTTAAATTTGCTGATGGCAACTTTGCTAACGTACCATATGGTATCTACAGACTGTGGTATCGACCTAGTGATCCTACCAGATATACAATACAACCAGAGAGCATGTCAAACATTAGCATTGACATTCCCTATGTTAGTAAGAACGGTAATCAGTACAGGCTTACTGTAAAATTTAGCCTACAGCGTAGTGTTAATAATAGTTTGCCTCCTGAAACACTTCAGGCTATCAAAGAACGTGCGCCACAGATTTACTACACTCAGGACAGAATGGTCAATGGCCAGGACTACAATGTATTCCCGCTTACACTGAACGCAAATATCCGTAAGCTAAAAGCAATTAACCGTACTCACGCTGGGCACAGTCGTTATATTGACATCAACGACCCCACTGGTACCTATCATGATGTAGATACTTTTGCCAGAGATGGTTTCCTTTATGTGGATGATTCGCCCACAGGAACCAGAGTTATCATCAACGACAATACTACCAGCCTGGATGTTGTTACAGCAACGATTCCTGGACTACTCAAAGACCAAAAGCTCAATAATTTTGTATACTATGGTATGAGAAATTGTACCGAGCTATTCAAACCCGATACCTATGATTTGACACAGGTTGGTGGTGTACCAGCGAATTATAGATGGAACTGTTTGCCATTCGAAGGGCGCAGTCAAACTGGTTATATCACAGAAACATTTAGCACAGGTGATCCTGTAGTAATGAGTTTGGATCCAGCTGACCCTAGTCAAAGAGGCAAAAACTTATTATTTCAAGAAAATAACTTTATAAAATGGTGTGACGCATCAGAACCTCAAAATTATATCTGGACCAGAGTGGTTAAGATCACAAACAACGGTGAACTTATTTCAGGTCTTAACACAGCAACTGGACCGTTTACGCTGTCGGCTGAAGTACCACAGGGTTATATTGCTAAAGATTGTGTGGCTACAATCAGAAAAACACTCACAGAAAACGAAGCTACTGCTATTAAAAATGCCATAGACAGTCGTAGGACTTTTGGCATAGGTTATAATCCTAATCCCGCAGGTGTTGATGATTCTTCAACTGATCAGTGGTATGTAATTGAAAAACCGTGTAAAACTTGTGAATGGAAACCTTTTAACGTGGACTACAATGCTAGCTGGTTAATTTACATGGAATATGTGCCAGTGGATAGGTTTAGTTACAGTTATAGTGTCACAGTCAGAGGTCAAGACTATGTAGTACAGTCTGAACAAGAACTTAAATTCTACAACATCAAGAATGTTAAAGTAATTGATAGTGACAACAAGGAAGGCAGAGACGAAATTATTTTTACAACTGTAAACACCAAGTCAGGAACTACAGAAACAAATCAATGGCAAATTGCTGGCTCCACAGGATCATATGGTTATTGGGTAAATCAAACCACAGGATACCAGGCAGATCCCGAAGGTTTTGCTACAAACATTCCACTCATAAGCAGAAGCATTAGGTGGTATGATGTTAGCGCATTCTGGAAATCCAACTTTGGATTATTTTACAGTGATCCTGCGCAGAGCGTTGCTGGACAAAGTAATACAAATGTAATTAGTAATGTATTACATTATACTGGACCTGCCACAGGTGAAGCACTCAATTATGTTGCTGATGCTACTATCCAAATGGCAACTTATTATGATGATGGTACAGCCAGAAGCGTGAGTCAAAATGTCACTATAGCAAATAATAGTGGTATAATTTCCAGCATACCCAGTTATGTAGATATAGAATTTGACCAGTTTACGTTTGGTGGCAACATCATAAGTTTAAGTTCTGGTAACACACCCACAATTACATACAAGCAGTTTGATGCTGATGGATCAGAGCTCAACATATATCACGGTGGAGCAAATGGTGCTTATAGTTTTGGTACAGTGGGTATCACTGACAACCAAACTGGCGCAGGCATCAAAGGCAGACTCACGCTGTTAGAGGC